AAGAGCAGTGGATGCTCTATTAAAAGAGTCCATATATATAATACCAATCTCATATCCACGATTACTATGTAAACTGCTCGTGTTAGATATTTCTGCAAGTGTTGCTGAAAAATTTGTAATCTTATAATATTCAACTAATGTATTTGTACCTACGCCTGTTTCTTCATATTCAGCTGCTAATATTTGTAATTGTAAAGTTGCTGGTAATATAACAGAGGCTGCGATACCTTCACCAGCTGAAGGAAGAGCAGGAGTTGAACTGGTTATTCCGCTACGGTTCACATCATATTGTGTAGCTGCATTTGTTCCTAATTGTGCCTCTAGTGAAGAATTAAAAACATCTGTAAAAGTTGTTCCATCTCCATTTTGAGCATTTGCTAAAGTTTGAATACCAGACGTTAATAAACCAAATTTTGCTATAAAATCATTTTCACGTATTAAGTCATCTATAGGTGTCAAACTTTGTGTAAAATCTTTATTAAGTGTATATGAGAATTGTATTGTTCTTGGCCCTGTTGTTTGGTCAGGGTTTAAAGAACCAGAACTCCATGAGCTATGTTCGTATGTTATCGAAAAACTTATTGTAGCTCCAACTATCAGTTTATCAGTATTACCATCAAAATTAATTCTTAAAGCACTGTTTGGAATAGTGTTACTTCCGCCAAGTGTATACCCAGAGCTAGCTGTTTCTGCAGGCAATTGAACTTCACCCACTTCAGATTGAACTAAAGATGTGGTATATTCTAAAGCTAATGGTTCATTGAAAGTGTCTTTTAGGTCATACCCCTCTACATAATTACCATAAACCAATCTATTAGCCATTAAAGTCTGAGCTTTTGCCAAGGTTGGAACATTATCAAAAGTTCTTAAAATTTCAGATTCTGGTAAAACAGAAAATATTTTACTGTTATCAAATTCAAAAGTATAATTGGTGTTGTCTGAATATCCTTTTTCTTTTTTAATAATTCTTTCTATTACTCTAATAGTAGAATCATTAGCAAGTTTGTAAAGAATGTCAATTCCTTTTACTAATTCACTACCTGAATTAAATGTTACAATAACAGCATTAAATCTGTTAGTCATTCCATCATTAGCAAAACTTTGTGCACTAAAATTAAAAGGTTTTGGTTGAAATGCTGGTTCGCTAAACTGAGAAGTCGCAGAATACTCTGCATTACTATATCTGTATCTATATCCAAAACAAACAAAGTTGTCAGTTAAGAATGTATCATTTATTGAAGATTGTATCAGCTGTAAAGTAGGAGCTTGAAAAGGTGGTTGTTTTACGACTTGTATTTCTCTTTCATCGAACTGGTCTATTTGTTGTCCTGCTAAATTAGCAGTAGGGTTTTCATAATTTTTTTCAATATTAATTACTCTAGGTGGGTTGGTGTTATCTGTAAAAAATAATAAATTATCTATTTTGTTAATACCTGTTATTAAAAATTCAGGGTTAAAGTTTAAGGTAGTGTTTACATTTGCTCCATTATCTATACTATAAATATGATATAGTATACCACCAGTTTGTACGTTAAAAGAAATAATTAAATCTAATTTACCCGTTTCACCTAAAGTAAAAGCTGGGTCATGTACAAACCAATATATTGTTTCATTAGCACCGTCTTCAAAGACACCTATACATCTTGCTGACGAGCTTAGCTTTGTACCATTATAATATTGAATATCTGTTAAAAGAGTATTTCCTTTTGAGTTTTCAACTGAACCTATTTCAGATTGTTCAGTAGAACCTAACCTTACATTCACAGCATTAGTATACTCACCATTAGGTAAAAGCCTTAATTCAAGGCTTTTATTCATACGGCCAGCTATAAAATTTCTTTGAATGTTTGCCATTTTATTTTATCCACTTATTCTCTCCTCTAATATTCATTAGTAATCTACTTGGATGAATATTACTTAATCTAAGCTTAGCATTTCTATATAAAGCTTGTTTATCTTTTCTTGCTCTATTAACTATATACTCTTGTACACCAAATTTATTATTTAATAATGAAAATTTAATATAGGCATAAATATAATCTTCAAACAGTTTATTTACTTTAATATTGCTATCATCGCCATTTTCCATTCCGTCCGAAATATATTGAAGAATACACTGTTGATTAGCCATAGTAGAATCAAAGTTTATTACTCCATTAGCTTTATCAATTGTAAATGTTGGATTGAAATTAGCTGTTTCAGTATTTAAACCATATCTCGCCCCAATCCTTGATTCATATATATCATCTTCACAATCATTACATCCAGGATTAACTGCTTCTTCTCTTATGTCATTTAGATATATACTTTTAAGTTGACCATTTGTTCGTGCGCTATCAAGCTCCGAAGTTTGAGTGTTGACGTTATTATTACCATCATAAGTAAATGTTGAAGATGCTGACTGTACATATTGAGTTGCTGATTGAACCTGAATGTTTTCTACTAAATCTCTGATAACGTTATCTTTAAATAATGATAGTTTGACCCAATTAACATAATCTGAAGGTAAAACAAACTTTAGGTCATCATAAATTTTAAGCTCCAAAGATTTTATTTCATTTAAAGCGTCATAGTTTAATTCTTGTATTCCTCGCTTTGCAAAAAATAATATTTTAAATCTGTCCACATTGTTAATCATTGCATGATTCCCTTGGTACATAAGTAAAAAATTTCTAACAATATCAGTTAAAGAGACATATTGATAACTACCAAAATTAGCATTAGTAGGATTTACTCCATCATTTGTGTAATATTTTTTTTGATTTATATAAGCCATAATTATTTTTGATTATCTAATTGTTGTTCATCTGTTAATCCGTATTGTATTACTTCTCTTTCTCTAATAGATACTCCTGCATATTGTAATATTTTTGCTACCAAATCATTTGCGTCATCCTTTGGAAGTTCGAAATCTTGAAAATCAGCCGCTGTTTGGTCAAACAAAGGCTCACCATTAAACAATGTTACATATGTCCACTTAGGGTCTTTAGGATATCTAATGTATTGAGCTTGAACATCTTGACCAGTATTAATTGTAGTAGGAAAGATTGTTATAGAATCTCCTTCTTGAGTATAAGCAGGAAATGTAGTGTTAGGTGTAGTAAGTAAAGAGTTGTTTAAAAGTGTTATTTTATTATGTGAAACTTTTTCCGCTTGACCCAATAAGTTCCCAGCTGAAAAACATAAAACTTTGTTTAACAAATAATAATCAGAACCAGTTGTATTTGTAGATGGAAGAAAATAAGTACTTGTATTCAAAGTTTTTTGAGTCAAAAATTCAGTTACAGAAAAAGTGTCAATAACCTCTTCATATCCAAGCTTTATGTTGGCATACCCTGTTCCAGATAACCTGGCATTTTCTTCATTTATTTGTTCGTTGTAATTATAAAAATATTCGTCAAACAAGTCTAATTGAGCTTGTTTAGCAAATAAATTAAAATCACTAGGAGATATGTACCCGTAATTATTTTTATTGATAATCGCAAGCACAGTGTTTCTTACAGAATTTATCATTTGAAAATCTTTTTACAAAGATACACAAAATAAAAAAGCACCCTAGATTTGGGTGCTTTCTCGCTGTCGATAGTAAAGGAAGGATTATATTGTTCCTATAGCGATACTAGTAAATACTAGTCCACCATCTTTCG